GGATGACTCCCAACTTCGACACTACCCTGAACGCTATGAGGGTGCGCCTGTTGAAACATCTTTTGATTGGAATCAGATACGCTTCACTGTTAAGTCCGATCTTAAGCCAGCCAATTACACCAAAGGCTTCAAACTTTCTTCTGTTGGACAAGGTGTTGCTTCGGCCCATATAGCTGTGACCACATCTTTCATTTTTGTTGAACGACTTATTGCAGCGGTTTTAGATCGCATGTATCGCAAAGATGAACAGGTGTATGTCATGTCTCCCAATGGACAGAGTCGTGAAGAATTTCTTACAGAGATGACCACAGAACTTCGTCGTCTTTCTTTCATTGGTGGTAGACCTAGTTTAGGTGATGTGGTAAAGATGGATAAAGAGATGAAAGAGATAGAAGCCTACATGGTCAGCTCCTTCTTGAACCGTGTCACCGGTGTGCCTTGGTCGTACCTGCAACAGTATGATGATTACACTTTCCAAGGGGCGTTCAAAGGAAAGAATGTTGCTGTGACAGCAGCCCATCAAAATCCTTCTGGTTGCACTCGCACAGAGAGAATGAATCGCATCGTCACAATGCTCTACCATCTCTGGTGCGTTTCCGTTTCTGGTCCACGGGTCATTGTCGGTCAAGGAGATGACATAACTGACATGTGTATTGAACCTGTGTTTTCCTTGGCTCGTTGGAATGAATGCAAGAAATACACTCAAATTGATCTTTACTATGTTGCACCAGATGCTAATGCATTCTGTGGATTTGTTTGGTCTGAAGGACTTTTAACTCTAGACATATACCGCATGCTCATACGTGCGACATCACGAAAGTCAAAGGATTACGAGTCTTTCAAAGAGTACCAGATGGCGTTGCGTGACGCCATTACTCTCATTCGCAAGATCGGCATTAAAGAAACAATTGGTGTGCAGGCAATGTATCTGCGTGATTCACAGGATGTTCCTTTACTTTATGACGAATGTAAGAATATATTTGATTGCCTTTGTTCTTGGGCGTATGCTTCTCGTGCTGATTGGCACAGGCATGTTAAGTATTTTTCTTATTCGTATCCTGTAGCTAATCTACGTGATGGCAGATTCATTCTAGATAGTGAGTTTTCCTTTCTTCCTTAATTGTCTTTCTTTTCCATAAGGTGCTTACTGCATATCGGTTTCTAGGCG